AGTTGTTTCCCCTTTATATTGAAGTGTATTTTTAAACGAAATAGAAACGATTCTCCCTTCGGAATCGTTAGCACTCTGTTCTCTTGAGTGCCAGTATATCATACGCCATTTTCCCGAAAAAAGCAAGCCTGTGAGCGAAAAAATATTTCTCTCTTAGGGAAAGTGCTGAATCCAAGGGGGGAAAGGTGGGAGAAAAAACTCGTGTTTTGCGTGCAAAGGGGGCAAGCTGTGTGAGAAAACTGCCGCCAGAAGGGACAGAGTCCCTCTGGCGGCATTGTGTTTTTCTCAGATTCCACTACAATAGCCTCAACAAGCCCGTGGGAGGTGAGAGAATGCGGGTACAACCGTGGCTGGAAGAATCGGGACTGACGCTGATCCGAGGATGGGCGCGAGCAGGGGTTTCCCCCCGCACCATTGCTGGACGGATGGGGGTCGGCCTGCGGACGCTGGAACGGTGGCGGCGGAAGTATCCGGCGTTGGCGCTGGCGTTGTCCGGCACCAAAGAGGTGGTGGACAGCCAGGTGGAGGACGCCCTGCTGCAAAAGGCACTGGGGTACGAGAGTATCGAGCACAAAGTGGAGGTGAGCGCCAAAGGGGAGCGGAAGGAGGTCAGCACGGTGAAGCAGGTGGGGCCGGACGTGTCCGCCATTTCCCTGTGGCTGAAAAAACGCAGGCCGGAGCAGTGGGGAGACGGCACCGGCGGTCAAGTGCTGCCGGAGAGCAACCTGCTGACCTTGCTGAGTTGGGAGAGGGGGGAGCTGGATGGAATATCAGAGCTTCAGCCCACGGCAGAAGCTGACCATGACCTGGTGGAACCACAAAGCGTTCCAGAGTCGGGACGGGGTGATCTGTGACGGCTCTGTTCGGAGCGGCAAGACGTTATCTATGACGGTGGGGTTTTTCCTGTGGAGTATGTCCTCCTTTCAGGAGAGCCGATTCGCGCTGTGCGGCAAGACCATCGAGACGCTGCGGCGGAATGTGATCTGGGAGGCGCCTCGGTGGCTGGAGGGAGTGCTCCAATTCCAAGAGAAGCGAAGCGAGAACCGGATCACGGTGACTGGGATGGGACATCAGAATGAGTACTACCTGTTCGGCGGCAAAGACGAAGGGAGCTATGCCCTGATTCAGGGTATCACCTTGGCTGGGGTGCTCTTTGATGAGGTGGTGTTGATGCCTCGATCTTTTGTGGAGCAGGCGTTGGCTCGTTGCAGTGTGGAGGGGTCGAAATACTGGTTCAACTGCAATCCGGAAGGGCCGGAACATTGGTTCTATCGGGAGTGGATCCAGCAGTGGGAACGAAAAAATTTGCTCTATCTGCACTTCACTATGGCGGACAATCCCGCCCTGGCGCCCTCGGTGCGGGCACGGTATGAAGCCACCTATACGGGGGTCTTTTATGATCGCTATGTCCGTGGACTGTGGGTGGCGGCGGAGGGACTGATCTACGATATGTTCCGGCCGGAGGTGCATCTGCTCCGGCAGGCGGCGGACTGTGTGGGTGGGTGCTACATCAGCTGTGACTACGGCACCCGAAATCCTACGGTGTTCCTGCTGTGGCGGAAGCTGCGGGGAGCTGACCGATGGGTGTGCCAGAGGGAATATTACTGGGACGGCCGTCGGGAGATGCGGCAAAAGACCGATGGGGAGTATGCCGATGACTTGCTGGCGCTGCTAGATGGAGAGACGCCCCGTGGAGTGGTGGTGGATCCGTCGGCTGCGTCCTTTATCACGGAACTGCGCCAACGTGGGCTGCCGGTGCTGCCGGGGGACAACCGAGTGGCGGATGGCATCCGGGCGGTGGGGGAGCTGCTGCGCGGGGAGCGGTTGTTGTTCCAGGCGGAGTGTGTCCACACGGCAACGGAGTTCCGGAGCTATGTATGGGATGAGAAGAACGCTGCCCAAGGGGTGGACAAGCCGGTGAAGGAGCATGACCACTGTATGGATGCGGTGCGCTATTTTGTGATGACAGTGGTGCAGCGGGAGAGCGCTCGGGCGCGGCGGCGACCGAGGGGGTTGTGAGTTTTTGGAGAGGAGACAGCGGGTCGGAGGGGAACCCCCGGCGAGGGTTTCCCCTCTTTCTGGCTCTGCCAGAAATTCACCCTTGTAATCAGAAAGAACCGACGCACCATGCCTGTAAAACAAGGCATGGCCTACGCTAAAAACTTGCCGCTGGCAAGTTCTCTTAACGCTGCGGCGCTGACTGCGGTCAGCGACCAGGGGCTTTGCCCCTGAACCCCAGTTCCCTTTTTCACGAAAAAGGGAACCCAAAAAGCTTAATGCGCCCTGCGGGGCTTGATTCTTAGAAGGATATAGCACAAAAGGAGGGATTTTTTGATCTGTTACATTGACCGAGCAGAGCTGGGGGATGTGGAGGCGCTGGAGCCTGCGGTACTGCTCTATCTGATCCAGAAGGCGGAGCAGGCCAACGGGCGCTACACCCGGCTGGAACGTTACTATCGTGGAGACTATCCTCTGCTCTACCCTAGGCCGGAGGCGGATGAGGTACGGGTGTACATCAACTACGCCAAGTATGTGGTGGACATTGCCCTGGGGTATTATCTGGGGCAGCCTGTCAAGTATGACCACAACCCGACTCGCCGTGGGGCGGCGCTGCCGGGGTGGCAGGAGGAAGGGCTTCCTGTGGGGGAGAGCGCCATTGATCTGGCACCGCTGCTACGGTGTTATGACTGCCAACACATCAGCCAGACGGATTTGGAGATCGGCCGGAGCATGGGGGTGATGGGGGAAGGGCTGGAACTGTGCTATGCTTCCAGCGATGCCCATCCCTATCCTAAGAGCGCATCCATTGACCCGCGGAATGGGATTTTAGTATGTGACACCACGGTAGAACATCGAAAGCTCTGCGCCCTGATCTGGGAGAAACGGGAGACGACCCAGCGGGTGCCCTATTATGCGCTGACTCTGTATACCGATCGGACAGAGCGGGACTATCGCAGCGACAGCTTGAAAAACGCCATCTTCCATCAGGTGGGGGAGACCCGAGAACATTTCTTCGGGGCGGTGCCTGTCATCGACTACGGGAACAACCGAGAACGGCAGGGAGATTTTGAACAGATCACCAGTCTCATCGATGCCTATAACGGGCTGATGAGCAGCCGCTTGACCGACAAAAAGAAGTTCGTGGATGCGCTGCTGGTGTTCTTCGGCATGACCCTCCGAGATGGGGACGAGGCAAAGCTGGCGCAAGAGAAGTTTTTAGATGGGGCGCCTTTGGACGCCAGGGCGGAATACATTCAAAAGACGTTCGATGAACAGAGCGTGCAGGTACTGGCCGATGCGCTGGTACGGGAGATGCACAAGATGACCCTGACGGTGGACATGAGCGATGAGAAATTCGCCGGCAACAGCTCCGGACAGGCGTTGAAGCTGAAATTGCTGACTATGGAGCTGCTGGTCAAGGGCAAGATGCGGCAGATGGAACAGGGGCTGAAGGAGCGGTTCCAGCTCTACAATCACTGGTTGGTCACCATGGGGGAGATGAAGCCGGTGGGGATCGAGGATGTGGACGTGGTATTCACGGTGAATCTGCCGGTGAATGAGGGGGAAGTGGTGGACATGGTTGCTCGCTTGCAGGGGATCGTGGATGACCAGACCCTGCTCAGCCAGCTCTGGTTCGTGTCCGACCCGAAAGAAGCAGTGGACAACCTCCGGCGGCAGAAGGCGCTGGAGGACGGCAAAGAGCAGTAAACCATTTGGAGGTGTGATATGGCCAGAAAGGATCGAGAAAATTTGGAGCAGCTGATGGCGGCAAATCCCAGGCTCCAGGAACAGCTGGAGGAACGCATTGCCGCCGCTGTGACGGAGGCCCGTGCTGCGTGGGAAGCAGAGCAGGCGGCACCGGAAGAAGCGCCGGAGCCAGAGGAAGCCCGCCGTCTGGCGGAGGAACGGCAGGCGCTGGAGGAGGAGAAGGCGGCCTTTGCCCGGCAGCGGATGGAAGTGGCGGTAGGGCAGGAGCTGTGCAAGCGCAATTTGCCCGCTGCCTTCGCCCCGTGGCTGGCGGGGGAGACGGCGGAGGAATCCGCCCAGCGAATCGACGCCTTTGAGGTGCTGTTCCAGGAAGCTATCGCCCAGGCGGTGACCAGCCGGATGCGCGGTTCCGGTGCGCCCAAAGCGCCCCAGGCTCCTCGGGGCTACAGCTGGGAAGAACTGCGCAACATGACCCATCAGGAGATCAACGCCAACTGGACGGCGGTGCAGAAGGCGTTGGAATCTGGCGGCTGAGAGGCCGCTGGAAGATAATCTTACACACGAAAGGAAGGAATCAAGATGGCATTTAGCAACTTTATCCCTGAAATCTGGTCTGCAAGACTGCTGGAGCACATGGACAAGGTTCATGTGTATGCAAACCTGATGAACCGAGACTACGAGGGGGACATCAAAGCCTACGGTGATACCGTTCACATCAATCTGCTGGGGGACATCACCATCAGCAACTATACTGGCGGAGCCCTGGGCACCCCGCAGGAGCTGGACAGCACCAAACAGACTTTGGAGATCGACCAGGCAAAATACTTCAATTTTATTGTCAAAGATATTGACAACGCGCAGTCCAACCCCAAGCTGGTGGACGCTGCTATGGTGCGCGCCAGCTACAACATGAACGACGTCATCGACAAATATCTGGCCAACCTGCTGGTCACCGGCACTGCCACTGCCAACGTCCTGTATGGCGATGACAGTCCTATCGTGCCCACCAGTGAGACTGCTTACAACCTGCTGGTGGATATGGGCGTGGCGCTGAGCGAGGCCAACGCACCCATGTATGGCCGCTGGGTGGTGGTTCCCCCTTGGTTCCACGGTCTGCTGCTGAAGGATGACCGGTTTGTGGGCAACGGTACTGGCTTCAATCAGGCCATGCTCCAGGGCGGTCTGGTCGGTGAGGCCGCTGGTTTCCAGATCCATCTGTCCAACAACGTGCCCAACACCAATGGCGCCAAGTACAAGATTTTGGCGGGCACGGCTGCGGCTGGCTCCTATGCGGAACAGCTGGTAGAGCTGGAGGCTTACCGTGTGGAGAACAACTTCTGCGATGGCGTGAAGGGTCTCCATGTGTATGGCGCGAAGGTGGTACAGCCTACCGGTCTGGTGGTGGCCACGGCCAGCAAGACTGCGTCCACCGCTGGCGGCAGCGGTACCTGATCGAAGGCGGTGACGGGATGACAGAAGTGCTGTTGGAGACGCTGTTGGAGCGGTTGCAGCGGAAGCTGTCCTTGCCCGACCCAGACAGCGAGGAACTGGCGCTGCTGGCGGATGAGCTGTCCGATGCGGAGGGGAAGCTCTTGCTCTATCTGGACGTGGACGCTTTGGAAGAACGGTTCCACGGGACGGTGGTGGAGCTGGCGGCGCTGTACTATCAACAGGACAAGCAGTCCGAGGATGGGGGGTATGCCAGCCGAAGCTACACCGAAGGGCAGGTCACCCAGTCAGACAGCTATCTGACACCCAGCCAGCTCAAGCAGGCAGAGGCGGAAGTGCTGGAACGCATCGCCCGCTATCGGAGGGTGTCATGCTGAGCCGCAGGACGCCGGCGGCTTGGCGGAAGGGGTTTGCCCTCCACCGCCGGAAGGCGGGGACGGATCGCTACGGGGATGCCGTGGCGGTGTACGATATGGAACATCCGGATGTGACGGTGGCAGATGGCGATGAGAACGGCATCTGCTGGCAGTCCGTCCGCACCTGGCAGTCGGGGGGCAATCTGTCCTCCGGCGGCCGGGTGGACGCCGGAGGAGAACGGGTCGGAGGCATCCTGGAAGGGGTGGTGTACGGCAGCTTGGAGGCGGCGGTCTTTGATCGATTGGTCATCAACGGGGTGGTGTATGAGCTGCGTGCCATCCAAATTTGGCCCTGCCACCGGGTGTTCCAGCTCCAGCGGCTGAGATAAGGAGGTGATGTGCCGTGACCGAAGCGGCGCTGACATTGGTGGACGGCCGTGCCCAGGTGCGCAAGGCGTTGGAGGAAATGGAATGCTCCGTGGCCTACACCGTCCGTGGGCGCTATCCCCGCTCGACGCAGGATGGGGTGCTGGTGACGGTGGGCGAGTACACCAATACGTCCACCGACTGTCCGGTGGTGGACAAGCTCTCCTATCAGATCGACCTGTGGGCCTTTGATCGGGGGACGGTGGTCACCCTGTCTGAGGCAGTGAACCGGACGCTGCTGAGGATGGGCTTTCTGCGGGAATACGCTGGGCCGGACGAGCGGTCAGAAGAACCGGCGGGATACTGCCGCAAGACCTTCCGGTATGGCAGGAAGGTGGATAAACGCTGGATGCGTTTGATGGATTAACCCAAAAGAATCGCAATGAAGAAAGGATGATACCATGTCAAAACAGGGCATTGCCTCCATTGGTATGAAGGTAACGGTCAACAAGACTGAGATGAATTATGTGCAGGAGATCGGGGACATCGGTGGGACGCCCTCCGAGCTGGACGCTACCTGCCTCAAGGACACCATGAAGAAGAACGTCCCGGGCGTTCAGGACACCAAGTCCTTTGAGGTCACCTACCTCTTTGACAACAGTGCCGCTGACTCTGACTATCGCAAGCTGAAGGCACTTCAGACGGCTGGCAGCGCAGTGGATGTGGAAGTGGAATTTCCGGACGGAACCAAATTTTCCACCAGCGGCTATGTGAACACCTATGTGTCCGGCGCTAAGGTGGATGAGCTGGTCATTGCCAAGCTCATTGTGAGCTTGCAGAGCGACTGGACGGTGACCAATCCTGCTACGTCCTGATGGTGCAGGGGACAGAAAGGGAACACCATCCGGTGTTCCCTTTCCCTGCATCCAGCGGAAACACTGATATGAGAAAGGAGCACACATATGAGCAGAAAATATCACACCCTCCGGCTGGGGGACGATCAGTACCGGCTGCGCTTGACCATTCGGGGGCAGAACAACCTGAGAGAGCGGTTCCAGGAGGACACCATTCAGACGGTGCTGGGAGCTGCCACCGACAGCCGTCGGATGGTGGCGCTGCTGGAGGAGGCGCTGAACTGGGAGGGATATGAGAATGCGGTGACCGATGGGGAACGGTTCTATGACCTGCTGGTGGATCAGGGCTACTGCGGTCAGATTCAGTTCAGCGGGCTGGCCTTTGACATTGCCGCCTGTTCCGGACTGGTGACGGCGGAACAGGCCAAGACGCTGAAGGAATCGGTGGCCAAGGCGGTGACGGACGCCTATGCGGACATTCGGGAGGGCAAAGAGGCAGAAGAAGTGCCGGAGGAGGAACGCCCTTTCCAGCAGAAGCAGGGCTGACTACCCAGGCGTTGGAAGCGCTGGCCTGGGGGTGCGGCGTGTCTCCGCTGGAGAGCGGGGAATGGACTTGGGGGGAGCTGCTGGGGGTGGTGGAGGCAGACCAGGAGCGGCAGCGGCGGCTGCTGCAAAACCAAGCCCTCATCGCCTGGGGACAGGCGGCGGTGCTGTGCCGGCATCTGGCCGGAGAGAAGCAGCTGCCCATCTATGAGGTGTTCCCCTTCTGGACGACCGATGAGGTAAATGAGATGAGATTGAACGAGTACCGCCGTCGGATGGAACGGATGGCGGCGAAAGGAGGGAACGGCGGTGGCTAGTAATCAGGATACCCTGCGGGAGACGGAGCAGCTCAATCAGGCGCTGGAGGAGACTCGGTGGAAAATGAGCCAGCTGGGCAGCGACACGGTGCGGGTGCAGAATGATGTGTCCAACGCCATGAGTCGGGTCACCGGTCAGCTGCGGCAGCTGGGGAACACCATGGTGCCAGTGGCCAATGTGGGGCTGAACCTATTCAGCCGACTGCTGCGGGTACTCCAGCCGTTGGCGGAAGGGGTGGCGTCTTTTGTGAGCACCCTGTTCGGCCTGCGGCTGTCGGGGACGGTGCGTTCGCTGAACAGGGCGTCCAGCGCCTTGAGCAAGACGGGCAAGAGCGCCAAATCGGCGGCGAAAGCCACCAAGGCGCTGGCCAAGGCACAGAGAGATCTGATGAGCTTTGACCAGATCAACAAGCTCAGTGACCGGAAGAACCGTACCAGCGGCGGCGGGTACAAGAGTACCGGTGGCGGGGGCGGCGGAAAAGGCTCCGGCGGGCTGGGCGGCCTGCGTGGGATGGAGATTGGTGTGTCCCAGTGGGCGCTGAAGGTGCGCAAGGTGCTGGCAGATATTTGGAAGCCCTTCCGAAAGGCGTGGAAAACCCATGGGGAGACGGTGATGAAGAGCTTTCAGAACGCCATGGGCAAGATCGGCAAGCTGGTCAAGTCCGTCGGCTCCACCTGGCTGAGTATCTGGAAAAACAAGGCTGGGGAGAAGATCGTGGGGGCGGTCTTGAAGATTGTCAGCAAGGTCTGTGATGTGGCAGGGACACTGGCGGAGCGGTTCCGCATCGCCTGGGAGAGCTGCGGCAACGGGGAGCGCATCGTCAACGCAGTGTACGGCATCCTGGAGGACGCCCTGGAATGGGTGGGGCGTCTGGCGGACAGTACGGCACAGTGGGCGCAGAATCTGGACTTCGGGCCGGCGCTGGAAAGCCTGGGCGGCTTGCTGGAGAGCTTCCGCAATCTGGCGGATGTGGCGGAGGATCGGCTGGCGGATGCCTACGAGAATGTGCTGCTGCCCTTGGCTCAGTGGGCGATTCAGGATGGCGGCCCCAAATTCATGGATAACCTGGCCAAGGCGATGGACGCACTGAGTGACATTTTGGATCGCATCCAGCCTAAGACGGACAAACTGGAGGGCTTTTTCAAGACAGATTGGAAGGTCAACGCAGCCATCGAGCTGGTCAAGAACGGCTGGACAACGGTGGCGGCCTGGGTGTCGGATGCGGCTGGAGGTCTGGTGAGCAAGGTCATTGGACTGAGCAAGACCTGGAGCACGGTGAAGGAATGGGTCAACGATCACACCGGCGGTGCGGTGAGCAAGCTGGTGGGGCTGGTGAAGAACGGATGGAGCAGCGTGGCAGCCTGGGTGGGCCGTGCGCGGACATCGGTGAAGGCCAAGATCGGCTTGGTCAAGAGCGGCTGGCGGACGCTGGCCGGATTCATCGGCTCATTTAGGAAAAATATCCGGCTGAAGCTGACCTGGGTGACCAGCGGTTTGAGCAGCTTCAAGAAAACCGTGGCGCGGATACTGTTCGGCAGCGCCAAGTGGCCGACCCTGCAATTTGCCGCTCGAGGCGGCGTGGTCAACGGAGCAACGCTGTTCGGCAGCACGGTAGTAGGTGAGGCGGGACGAGAAGCCATCGTGCCCCTGGAGCATAACACGGAGTGGCTGGATCTGGTGGCGGAGCGTGTGGCCCAGCGGGTCAGCAACGGCAGCCCTATTGTGGTGCAGTGTGTGCTGGATGGACGAGTCATTGCCAACAGCACGGTCAACTACATCAATCGACAGGCGCGGGCAACGGGAGTCAATCCCCTCAGCGCCACCATTTGAGTGAATTGGGGAGGGATAGCGTATGGCGAATATCACCGTCAGCGATCTATATATCAACAGCAAAAAAATGCCCACCCCCGCGTTGGAGGGGGTGGTGATCTCCCGAGAAAAGATCTGGTCTGCCAATACTGGTCGGACGGCAGCAGGAAAGATGGTGGGGACGGTAGTGGCGGTAAAGACCACCATCAAGATCAAGTGGCCGCCGCTGACACCGGATCAGGTGGCGGTGATCGAGAGTGCTGTCTCCGATGGGGACAACCCTTTCGTACCGGTGAAATTCACGGATGCAACGGGCGTCACCGTGACTAAGACCATGTATTTTGGTACGCCCACCTATACGGTCTATTCCTGGGCCAATGGGCGGCAGTATCTGCGGGACGTGTCGGTGACTGGCATTGAACAGTGAGGTGAGAGAATGTACACAGGATTGACGGATAGCCTTTGGCGTGGGGCGGAGCGGAAGGAATTGTCGCTGACGCTGAACGGGACGGCGGTGACAGGGGCGCTGCTGTCCCTGACTATCACGGCCAGCGTCAACGGGGAACAGTCCCTGCTGACGGTGGGGAACACCTGTGCAAAGACGGTGCAGATGCAGTTTTCCGGAGTGCAGACCGGATTTTTGGAGGGCTCGCTGGCGCTCTCCGCCCAGGCGGGGGCGGAGACACTGCCGCTGGGGACGTTTGCAGTGACGGAGGCGGTGACCCGTGGGGGACAGACCACAGTGACGGCGGTGGACGCCATGGGGGTTGCGCTGGCGGAGCTGTATCAGCCCTCCTTGACCGGCTCTGCTGCCACGGCATGGGCGGTTTTGAACGATGTGGCGGCCAAGGCGGGGGTGGCGTTGTCCACTCGTGCCAGTGGGTATCAGAATGTGCTCTCTGAGGTGTCCATGGCGTCCCTCACAGCGGGGTACACCCATCGGACGGTAGTGGGGTGGATCGCTGGGTTGTGCGGGTGCAATGCAGTCATAGACCGAGCGGGGAAGCTGGACTTTATCTGGTACAGTGCCAGCGGGATGACCCTGCACCGGAAGGAATGCTATGAGGGGATGGATGAGATCCAGGAGAGCGACAGTGTCTTTTCCATGCTCTCTGTCTCAGTGGTGGACACCAACGGCAACACCCAGACCCTGTCTCCGGCCTCTGCCCAAGGGACGGGGGCGCTCATTGAGAATCCGTTCATGACCCAGGCACAGCTGAATGGGGTGTGGAGCGGCATCGGCGGGATGACCTATCGACCGGCGGAGCTGTCCTTTTTGGGGGATCTACGGCTGGACGCAGGGGATCTCATCACCCTGACCTTGGACGATGGCACCACCTGTTCGGTGCCGGTGATGAGTCTGACCCACACCTATGACGGCGGCGTGACCACCCATGTGACGGCGCTGGGACAGGGGGAGAGCGCTGGGGCAGGGGTGCGCAATGGCGGCGTGCTGGGCGGCAAGCTGCGGAGCCTTTCGGCGGAGGTGGCACAGCTGGGTGCGCTGACGGTGGAGGATGAGAACGGGGTGACCAAGATCAACGGGGGGCGTATCGACACGGATACCCTTTTTGCTCAAGACATCACCGCCACGGGCACCATCACAGGCGCCCAACTCATCGGTGCGATCTTGAGCGGCAACGCTATTGACATTCAGGCGGTCATTGACGCCACCAGCATCGGGTTAAAGACGGAGCTGGTGGACAACAGCTATTGTCTGGTGCTCAGTGCTGCTGGAGGGACGACCAAGAGCAGCATTACCCTGTCCAGGGGCAGCTTGAAGCTGGTCGGGCAGTCGCTGCTGGAGTTGTCCACCAACGAGCTATATATCAATGCCAACACCATCACAGACGGCAACTACAGCAAGGGCAATTACACCAGCTTTTCCGGCAGCGTGGTGTCAGACGGCACCCTCACGGTGACGAAAAAGCTGGGGATGTGTTTTATCAATGGGGGCATCACGTTGACTGCTGCGGTCAGCGGCTGGGTCACCCTACTGGACAGCAGCAAAGTCCCCGGAAACCAAAACGGCGAAGCGATGATCTTTACTCTGCCCTCCTGGAAAGCACCCACCACCAATCCGGCCAGACTGCGGATCCCTGCTGATGGTGGGTTGCAGATCACTAGGGGCTCGGCCAATGCGTTTTGGATCAACCTGGCCTATCCCATTGGTTAGGGAGGTAGTGGCTATGATCGTTAATCTGCCACAGGTGCTCACAGCCCTCTGTGTGCCCATCCTAACCGGAACATGGGCGGCTATCTGGCGGATGTATCGGCGGTATCAGTCCACCCAGGACGGGATGAAATGCCTGCTCCGTGCGGAGATCATCCGAGATCACTCCCACTATATGGAGAAGGGCTACATCCCCATCTACGCCATGGAAAATGTACTGGAGAGCTATGCCGCCTACCATTCCCTGGGCGGCAACGGCACCATCACGAAGATGGTGGAGGAGCTGAAGCAGCTGCCTACCCTGCGGGGATGAAAAAAGCCGTGGATTTCAATGGAAATCCACGGCTTTCGTGCGTTTTTGGTTTACTTGGCGGACAGGGTTTCTCGGATGGTGTCAAAGATCTTCTGGATGACCTTGTGCTCATTTTCCTCATCGGTGTTGAGCAGGTGCTGATACTTCATAAACTCCTGGGAGACAGCGGCTTGGCCAAACTCCTCGCACAGAGCGTACAGTGCCTTCTCCTCCTCCTGCTTCTTAGCCAGGTAGTCCTTCCACCAGTTGTACTCATCGATGGGAGCCACATACTGCTTGGTCTCCTCGTTATAGGTGATGGTGCCGTTGGAGAAGGCGCCCATCATCTGGAGGATGTCCAGGGTGCATTCGGTGCCGGTGGCGGTGTCCATATAGACCAGGGGCTTGGCCACGCCGGATTCTTTGATGATAATATCCAT